CGGAAAGCAGGAGGAGCGGAAGTGCCGCATACAGCGCACCCGCGATCTGGAGCACACCTACAAAAGCCCGGCCGGCGGCATGGATCAGGTGGTCGCCAGGGCGAAGATGTTCTGCACGGGGGATCCGATCCCGGAGCGCTCCAAAGTGACCGTGGATGGCTCGGAGTACATCGTGATCGAATGCTACCGGGCCTTCGGCTTCGGTGAGGATCACCTGGAGGTGATGCTGATGTGAGCAAAGGCTTTAAGATCAACGTCCGGCTGGACAAAGCCAAAATCAAAAAGATCACGCAGCAGTGTACCAAGAAGGGCACCTGGTCCGCGCTGGATCATCTGGCGGCAGTCAGCAAGGAGCAAGTTCCTTTGGATCATGGCCCCCTCAAGGATTCCTGTTATGTGGATGTCGCCGATGACGGAAGCAGCGGCACCGTGTCCTACGATACGCCCTACGCCGTCCGGCAGCACGAGGAAATGAGTTATCAGCACCAGCGCGGACGCAAGGCGAAGTACCTGGAAGACCCGGCCAACGACGCGAGCGTCCGGCGTGAAATGCGGAAACTCATCAAACGGGCCTATGAAGAACAGATGGGGTGATCGGTATGAATATCATGGAAGAACTGGCCCGCCACCTGGAATTCTGCGGCTTCGGCACCTTCGCAGATGAAGAGCATGACGGAGACATCCACTGGGGCCGCATGCCCGATTCTCCTGATGACTGCATCTGTGTGTATTCTTCCGATAGCGGCGTCGGCGGACCGGATTCCACCGCGCGTTTCCAGATTATGAACAGGTCCTGTGAGACGAAGGCTGCATACGAGCTTTCCTATGCCATCGCACAGGAACTGGATGAATTCAACGGCTTCCTGAACGGGGACGGACGGTCCGTCATCATCGAAATCATCAACGCCGCTACAGGCCTTGGCCCCGATACCAAGAAGCGCGATGTGTATGTAACCAACATTGCAGTCAAATACTGCAGCTGAAAGAAAGGACTGATAAATCATGGCAAAAGGCCGCAAAAACTCCTGCCCGACCAATATCCGCAACTGGGCGATCTTCATCCAGGACAAGAGCCAGGCTGAAGAAACCTGGATCCGCATCAAGGGCCTGGAAGAGATGACCAGAAACACCGACAGCGACACTGAGGATGGCTCCGCGGCGACTGACCTGTGGGAAGAACCCTATGTGTCCAAGCGCAACGGCTCTCTTTCCATTTCCGGCAAGCCGCTGGTCGACGCCGGCACCGGCGCTGTCGATCCCGGCCAGGCGATGCTGGACGATTACGCCCTGAGCGGCGTGTGCGATGATGACGCGACCATCAAGATCGTCGATCCCTACGGCACCACGATCGTCGCCGACTTTATCGTGACCGGCAGCGAGGTCTCTACCGATGACACCGAGGATTCCAAGAGCTGGGATCTGGAGCAGGTGGGTGAAGTGGAGACGCTGCCTTATGTGCAGCTGTCCGGCATCAGCCTCAAGGACGGCAACTCCGCCGTTACCACCCTGTCCATGCAGGTTGGCGATGCCGCGAAGGTGGTCACCATCGTGTTCAACCCCACCAACGCCAGCAACCAGCGCTTCCGGATCAGCTCCGGCAACAAGCGCGTGGCGTCCGTCGGCAACATCACCGAAAACAGCTTCACTGTGACCCCCGTCAGTGCCGGCACCGCGAAGATCGTTGTCACCTCCGTGAACAACGCCCGGACGGCCACCCTGACCGTGACCGTCACCGACTGACCGACTTGAAAGCCCGCGGGAATAGTCAGCTTCCCCGGGCTGTTATCTTTTGCGAGGAGGAATATCATGGCGCGCAAGACACTGAATTTCGACAGCTTCATGGTCGAAAAGAAACAGGATCCCATCATCGTCACGGTCTTTGGAAAGGATTACATGGTAAAGCCGCGGATCCCCGCCATTGTGATGGTCACGCTGGCCAGAGCCAGCGAATCCCATGTAAGCGAGATGGACGCCGCCAAAATGCTGCTGCAGGCTGGCGATATCCTGTTCGGCAAAGACGCCATCAACGAGTTTTGCCGCAGCGGCATCACCAACGACCAGCTGGTGGAACTGATCAGAAAGGTTTTCGAAATGATCAACGGCAAGGATGTCGACGGTGAGGACGTGGATGAAATGAGCGACGAGGACGGCATGGTGTCCGCCGGCGGCCATTCAAAAAAGTAAATCTGCTCCATGTATGGGACGCGGTCGAAGCGGACTTCCTGCGGGATTACGGCATCGATCTGATGGAGCAGCTGGACAGCATGAGCTGGCGGCGGTTTGTGAATCTGTATCGCAACCTGTCGCCATACGGCGCTGTCGCGTCCCAGGTGGAGGAAATGAAGCGAAAGCCGAGCGAGGATCTGACCAACGAGGAAGGCCGGTCTCAGGCGGCAGCCTTCTTCGCGTCCGTACTGTCCACCAGCGGTCCGAGAGGCAACTGAACGCGCTCAGGCTTCCCGGCGACCATAACGCAATCATGGCGTGGCGGACGCCAGGATGATAAGCTAAATACCGATCAGAAAGCAGGTGAATGTGAATGGCCCTGAAAGTTGGCGAGCTGTATGCGCTCTTTACGCTGGATCAAAGCGGAGTGGATTCCGCCATCTCCGGAATCGAAAAAAAGCTGAACGGGATGAGCACCACATTCACCCGCACCGGTCATATCCTGAGCAACGCTCTGACACGGCCGATTCTCGACTTCGGAAAGGATGCGTCGAAAACTGCCATGGATTACGGCGCCGCGATGTCGGCATCCATGGCAAAGTTTGGCTTTGACATCGACACGGAGGAAGGCGCCGCAGCATACGCGGAAGCATACGAGACACTGGACTCCGAGATCATGCGGGTCGCGAAGGACTCCGTCTACACCACCTCCGAGGTGGCCGGGGCTGTCAACAAGATGGCCATGGCCGGATGGAGCTGGCAGGCTTCCGTGGCGGCGATCGAGCCACTGATGGACCTGGCTGCAGCCTCCGGCGAGGATGTTGTCACCGTATCAGATATCGTTACCGATGCCATGACGGCATTCGGGCTGACATTTGAGAGCGCCGGAGGGGATCTTGAGACCTTCAACGGCATGGTAAAGCACTTCTCCAACGTGCTGGCTACCGCAGCCACATCGTCCAATACCGATATCGGGATGATGGGCGAAGCTTTCAAATACGCAGCCACCATGGCCGGAACGATGGGTTACAGCGTGGACGATGTGGCTGTTGCCCTTGGCCTGATGGCCAACCGGGGCGTCAAGGCCTCTCAGGCAGGCACGTCTTTTCGTGCGATGATGACCAACATTTTAAACCCGAAAAGTGAAGACCGTAACAAGGCAATACAGGAACTCGGGCTTGACCTCAGGCTTGACGAAAATGGCCTGCTTGATTTCAAGAGCTTCATGGATCAGATCCGGGAGAAGTTCAGCGGCTTGCATATCGATGATCTTGACCAGTACACGGCGGAAGTTTTGGCTCTCGGAGAAAAATACCCGGAATTCGAAGAAGCCGCCAAGATCATGGCCAAGATTCAGTCGCTCGGCGGAACACAAATAGAAAAAGACGACAAACTCCTTTGGGTGTTCGATAGTAGCAATCATACTTCCGAAGAAATCGCCGAAGCGCAGAAGCTGATCGAACAGTATGACAGGCAGCTGGCTGAACTGTTCGCCGCTGACTACGAGCTGCAGAACATCAATAACCGGTACGTTAAGTCAAAGAGCACTCCGGAAGACATGATGCTCATGGAGTATGCGGCTGAAATCGGCGGCGCCCGCGGTATGCTCGCATTGCTTTCAATTGCGAAAGCATCTGAGGAGGAATACCAGAACCTTGTCAACAGTGTTGCCGTTTCTGACGCCGGAGAAGGCCGTACTCATGTCATGAAGGAGATGATGCTGGACAACGCCAAGGGTTCTCTGACGCGGTTCACATCTTCCGTCAACGTCCTCAAGACCCAGATCGGCGAGCTGATCAACGAATCTCTGACGCCCATGATCGACAAGGCAAAGGAGATCGTGGACAATTTCATCAGCCTTGATGACGAAACCAAAAAGTCCGTCATGGACGTTATGGGGCTGGTGGCTGCCATCGGCCCCGCGTTGATAGGCGTGGGCCTTATGACGTCCATGCTGCCGAAGCTGGCCGGCGCTTTTTCCTTTCTCACTTCCCCGCTCGGGATCATCATCGCCCTCTTCGGCGCGATGGCCTTCTCCGCCATGGACGCGGAGGGCAACATCAGCAAGGGCATGGAGGGGATCGCCAAAGCCCTGGGGATCGATACCTCCGGGCTGGACTTTGAGAACTTCGACCTGAACGAAAAGCTGAGCGGGATGCTGGAGGGCGTCACGAACTTCGCAGGCTCCCCTGTCTTTGCCGGATTCATGGAGAAAATGGGCGAAGGCATGCGGGGCGCCATCGCCATGGTTGGCTCCCTGGACGGGGCCGAGCTGGTCAAAACCCTGATCGGCACCATCACAGGACTGGCAAACTCCGAGGGCGTTAAAACCTTCATGACAAATCTTGGTGATGGCATCAAAGGCACTCTTAGCGCCCTGGGAGACCTGGCCGGGGAGATCCTCAGCTACATTCTGAGTCCGGAGGGCCTGAGCGCCATCTGGGACGCCGGCTCCTCCATAGCCGGGCTTCTGCTGGGCGGCATCCGCTCCACTCTTGAGGGTGTGGGCAGCTTTATTGAAAACCTGCTGATCGGGATGTTCAAGCCTTTGACAGACTGGATAGAGAACAAGCTCCGGGAGGCGGGTCTGCTGAGCGATGAGGACATGATCCCGGAGCTTACAGTAGGCGAACGGAGCCTCGATCTTGGATTCGTCCAGTTTGCGGAAGGCGCTGAGGGCGACATGGAAAAGGCCCGTCAGCTGCTGCATGCTTCGCTGGCCAAGTACGCGCTGGACCCGAATGATCCATTCTTCGGGCAGGCCTACGCCAACCTGGGCGGCGTGCTGTATCAGGCCGGGTACAAGAACGGAACGGATACCGATGCCTTCATCAGAGGAATCTGGGGCGCGATTGCGACCAGGGACGGAGCCCTGGGAAACGCTGAAAAGATCAAGGAAATCTTCCGGGAGAAATTCGGCGAGATCGGCCTGGACGACGAGCTGATCACCATTATCGGGGACGAGTTCTTCGGACAGCTGGCCGGACTCACTGCCGAGGATCTTAGGGGTGAGGGCGATCCGTCCAAAATGAAGGCGATCTATGAAGCGCTGGTGGCTGCCCTCTTTCCGCCACAGACAGAAAAAGACGCGGAAGAAGAGGCGGCCAAAGCGGCTCAGGCCGCAAAAGAATCGGCGGTTCAGGCTGTGCGGGATGAGCTGTCCAAAGATGATCCGAGCGCCTCGCAAAGCGGCTCCGCGGGGCTGGACGAGATCGCAGAGGGCGCGAGCGCGCAGGCTAAAGCGGCTATGGAAAAAGCCGTACTGGACAATGTCGGGCCTGTTGGCGCAGCAGCGGCGACAGTCAGTGACGCAGCCGTACAGCAGTTCCTGCTGACCATGAGCGCGGAAAACGGTCAGGCCATCGGCAGGCAGTTCATCGACGGACTTATTGCCGTTCTGGATGACGGCACGATGGTCGCCGCGGCGCAGCTGACAGGCGCAAACACATATAAGGCAGTAAGCTCGGTCCTCACTGCCGGCGCCGGCTCCATTATCGGGCGGAACTTCGGTCAGGGACTGGCCAATGGCATCGCATCCATGACCGATACCGTTCACACCGCTGCCTGGAACCTCGGCGTCACAGCGGCCAGCGCGCTGTCCTCTGCCATTCAGGAGGGCAGCCCCTCCAGGGTTACTGGCGAGAGCGGTAAGAACTTCGGACTGGGCTTCATCAACCATATCCTTGACAGCGCGGATGGCGCCGCAGATGCCGCCGCCAGCATGGGCAGGAGCGCCGGTGACGCGCTGGCCTATACCATTCATGATATCGGCGCTGACGCGGCTCAAATCCCTTTTCCGCAAAGGAACGGATATCCTGGCACGGCTTACGCGCGTCAGGGTGGGCAGCCTGACGGAACGGCCATTGAACAGATGACTGACCGCATCGTAAACGCGCTGTCCCACATGGGCGTCTATATCGACGGAGAGCCTGCCGGGCATGTACTGACGCCTTATATCAGCGAGGAAATCGCTCACAACACATCGGTCAGGAGGTGAACGGGTGGACAAGACATTGATGACCTGTGCGCTGAACGGCATAGGCCTGTATGACCTGGACAGTGACAAGGACCGTATCTATATCCAGGACATTGAAGAGAATACAACCATCAAAGCCGACGCCGATGCAAGGCTGTATTACGGCCAGACCTTTCTGGGGCAGAACGCGCACAATCTGCTGACCGTCACCGTCACCTTCATGATCAAGGAACGTGACAGGGCGGAAAGGATGGCGCTCATCCAGAAGATCAACGGATGGGCAACCAAAGGATACTTTACGAGCAACACCCATTCAAACCAGAGGCTGTATGTGATCTGCACACAGCTGCCCGCAGTCAAAACGTTCCTTTGGAACGAGGAAATGAAGATCGTATTCACAGCCTACGGCGAGGCATGCTGGGAGGATCTGGCGCCGGTCATCTATACGGTCGCATCATCCAAGGCGGCATCCTCCTCTACGTTTACACCTGGCGGGACGAGGGTATGCTTCCTTGAAGCGGAAATCACCAACGTATCAAGCTCTGCGCTTACCACCGTGACGCTGACGGCGAACGGAGAGAGCATCAGCCTGACCGGATTGAGCATAGCAAAAAACCAAAAGGTCGAACTGTTCTACGATGAAAACCACTACCTGCATATCACGGCCAATGGGATCTCCGTTCTGAGCAAACGGACCGGCGCCGATGACCTGCCGCTGAACCCGAACACGGCCAACAGCGTCGGCTGCGCTACCAACGTGAACTGCAAAACTATTTTCAAAGCGAGGGGGCTGTACAGATGATCGAAGATGAACAGCGGGTACAGCTTCCCCGCCTTTTGCAAAAAACACTGAGCGGAAATACGTTTCTGGAAGAGGCCCGGCTGCATCCTGGCAAGCTGTCTCCGACGCTGAGAATGCAGCCGCTCTCTACCGCTACCATGATTCTCCCGGAGAGTGATCCGGATATCGTGATGCACGACCTGGTAGAGCTGTATAACCAACACGGTTCCTGCGGGATCTTCCGGGTGGTGGACATACAGCCTGCCTACGGAAAGAACCGGTCCGTCACGCTTAATCACGCTCTGGACGTCCTGAACGATGCTGTGTATCCGTCCAATACCGAAGAGTTTAACGGAACGGTTACTGCTTATCTGACCAAACTGCTCGGAGCACAGAAACAAAAGATCGGCAGTACACCCTACTGGCAGCTCGGCACGGTGGAAGATACCGGCACCTGGCATCAGGAATTCAACTACGACAACATCCTGGATCTGATCAAAGAAATTCCTTCTGAACATGAAGATTATTACTTCACGTTCGATTTCAGCGTGTTCCCCTGGCGGCTCAATCTGATCGCCAGGAATGACGATGTACTGACTGAGTTTCGCGCCAGCAGGAATATAGCAAGCTGCAAGGTGACACAGAGCGACAAGGATCAGTGCACCAGGCTGTATCTGTCCATCACCACCAAATCAACGGTCACGGAAGGCGGAAAAACCGCCGGGAAAAAGAGCACAGTCACCTTTGAGGTACATGACGACGCGCAGGGCCAGGCGACCTGGGGCGTGATCGAAAAAACGGCCGGCATTGAAACGGATAAGGTGCCGGCATCTGAGAAAGCAGCCTGGGTACAGGGATACTTCGACCGCCACAGAGACCCGAACGTGCAGATCAGCATCAGCGGATATGATCTGAAAGAGCAAACCGGCGAGGACATTGATGAAATGCATCTCGCTCGGGTCTGCAGAGCTGTTCTTCCCAGGTATAATACGACCCTGCTGGAAAGAATCGTCGAGGTGACCTATCCGGACGCGCTTGGTCAGCCGTCAAAGGTCGATGTGTCCATGGCCAACAAACGCCAGACCACCGAAGACAATATCGCTTCCGCTCAGAAGGAAGCGGCAAAAGCCGGACGCGGGGGCAC